TGATAACATACTTGATAATTTTAAGAAACTCCTCGGTTCCAAATCCATCTAATGAACTATCAAACACCTCATCCATAATAAGAAGATTGGTATTAACACTATTCTTCATTCTAGCAACTTCTCTCCAAGTAAACAATAGTGCTAGATCTATTCTCATTTTCTCACCTTCAGAAAAAGAAGCATAAGAAAAATCCTCATGGATAGGAGACTGAACGGTTTCATTAAACTCTTCATCAAGAGTAAAATTAATATAGAAGTCCATCATCTGAAGATATCTATTTACCTGTTGATTAATCAAAGGCAAATATTTCTTGATGATCTTTGACTTAACTCCACCGTCTCTAAGTAAACCATACGAAAAATCGTAGTAACGTATGGTGTCCTTCCTAGAAGATAGTTCGTCGTATGTAGTTGATAGTTTGTCCTTAAAGGTGGTTAACTTCTCATGCTCAGTATTTCTGTTTGCAAGTTGATCGGTAAGTTTTTGTATTTCCGATTCCAGATCTTGCTGCTGTCGTTGATATCCAGCGATCTTAGTATTGTTTTTAGAAATGCCATGCGTTAGTGAAGTAATCTCCTTAGATAGTTTTGTAAAGTGATGCTCTCGCTCTTCCTCTTTTTTAATTGCCTCCTCTAGTTCTTTATAACCAGATTGCAACTCTCTTGCTTTATTTTGAGCATCGTCGATTTTATTTATTCTAAACTCCTCCTCGATTGCCTGAGTGCATGTAGGACAAACCGTATTCTCTTTAAAGAACTTATGCTCTTTAGTAATGGTCGATACTCTTTGAGATATTTTACCTTTAATATTTCCAAACTCACGCAATTTTTCTGTAGCACCTGTTACCTTCTCTTGTTCTTTTGTTAGGTCATGAACATTATTCTCCAGTTCTTCATTTATTTTAACATAGTCATCAGACTCTTTGAACAAAGTAGTAATTTTTTCTTTATTATCTTCTATTCTTTTATTACTTTGGTTTTCTAACTCCTCAATAAACTCTGCTTGCATCTTTACTTTTTCATTTAAAGATTCTTTTTTAAGACTAAGAACATTTAATTCTTCTTTAATAGAACGAGTCTTTTCTTTAAAGATATTATTCATTGAAGAAAAGATTTTAATATCTAAAAGATCTTCAATAACTTCTCTACGATTGGAAGCAGTTAATTGCATGAAAGGAACAAAAGCACTACTACCCAAAATAACAATTTGAGTAAATGACTTATAATTCATTTTAAGAACATTAAGTTCTAACCACTTCTGTTGATCATTTACAGAAGAAGATTGATCTAATAATTTACCATCTTTCCATATCTCAAATGTATTTGGTTTAATACCTCTTATGATCTTATAGTCTTTTTGACTTACTGTAAATTCAACTTCAACAACACATTCTTTTTCATTTGTTCCTACTATTAAAGTAGTTTCACTCTTTTCAAGATTTATTTCAGTAAATTGATTTCCCGTAGAGAGAAAATTTTTCCAACGTATTTTTTCAAATAATATCATGACCAATAGTGGGTGGAATTACAATGTCATCAGAGGTAATGATGGTATAGTTATACCCATGATTCTCACAGGTTTTAACCATCAACTTGTCCTCTACTTCCAAAATATTCATTTCAGGATAATCCTGTTCCTCTAACATCATAACATATCGTTCAGCATCATCTTCCTCTTCAAAGAGGTATAAAATTTGATCACCATTGTCATCCTCAACAGAATAAGCTCCTTCACGTTCTTTACCAGCGATGGTCAATATAAACATTATATCAACTCACACGCCTCTTGATAAACTTCATTCATCATTTTTTGAATGACTGATTTATCCAAACTAATTTCACATTCTTCAATATACCTATTGAGTATAGACATTGTATCTTCTGATTCATAATCTCCATCTTCTTTATCATACCAACCATTAAAATCAAAATTCTCAACAATCTTTAATTCTGCTACGTTTGCTGCATATAACTTATCAATAAATTTCTCAAACTTCTTAGTATCATTTTTTTGACGTACTATTAACTTTACTATCTTATTTTCTAATTCAGTTGCATTAAAAAGTTGATAATCTGTATCACTATAATATACCTTATAAAAAAGACGATAAGGATTATTAACTGGAGTAGTTTCTAATGTCTCAGTATCAAAGAAATGAAAACCTCTAGTATCCTCATGATCATTCCAATAGATCTCATAAGGATTCCCCAAATAAGAAATGTTATCTTGAGTGGATCTAGTATGAAAATGTCCAGAAAAAACTTTAGTAAATTTTTCAAAAGGTTTTATATCAAAACCATGATCCATTACAACATGTTCATTTACTTTAAAACCTTGGAGTTCTAAATGTCCCATACAAACAGGAGAACTTGTCTTATTAATCATTGCTAGAGTCCTATCTTTATTCTCTTGATTAATCCAAG